AAATTTACGTTCAGTATTTTTACATCCGCCAAGTTCAAATAACTCTCAAGACTGTTTTTTACTAAATGGTGAAACTACAATACAAGATTTAACAATTGGTAATTTCTATTACGACTCCGGAAACAATACTGGACACGCATTTAGATTTGCACCAAATATGAATGTTACTTCAAGAAGTCCTTACATTAAAAACATAACAGTAATAACTAAAGGCTCAGTAACTACAACAGAAGATCCAAGAGGATTTAATGAAGGCGATGCAGGTCGTGGTGGTTACTTTGATGGAAGTGTAGTTAATGCAAGTTCTAAAGAAGCAAGTATTTTATTCCATGCAGCAACATTTATTACACCAGGTGTTGATGCTATATTAGCAACTAATGGTACTAGAATGGAGTGGTTAAACTCCTTTACATACTTTGCTAATCGTTCAGTATATGCATTTGATAGTAATCAAGGATTATACAATGATGGTAAAACACGAGTACGTTTAGGAGGCATAAGCGGAACGTTTGCTATAGGTAATACAGTTACATTTACTTCAACAGATAATTCAAGTGTAGCAAATGCAACTATTGAAAGTATCGAAGGAGATACTATCGTAGTTGATGGCAAGTTTACAGGACTACAAGGATTTGACACAACACCTGCAAGTATATCAAACGGAGCAGGCGCAACAGCAACAAGCATTGAAAATTATGATCTAAAAGACTTTGGTGCAGAAATACGTATGATTGGTAGTGCCAGTGTTTATGGTAACTATGGATTATACGGTGATGGCCCTGGTGTTATTGTTTATGCGATTGGACATAATTTGGCATACATTGGTAATGGTAAAGAAGTTACTAATGACCCAGGAACAGTTATACAAGAGAATGAAGTTACAGAACTTAATGATGCTAAAATTAGATACAACTCAGTTGACCACGAAGGTGACTTTAGAGTTGGTGATTTATTCTTTGTTGATCAGCAAACAGGTACAGTAGACTTTACAGTTTCCGACTTTACTATTAACACAACTAATGGTGTTTCATTTATAGACGGCGGCGGCACAACTTTCGTTGACGGAAGTAAAATTGAAACAGGAAACTTTAGAATTAGTGGCAACACTATAGAATCGCTAACTGGCGCAGTTAACTTAACAGCAAGTAGCAATCAAATTAATTTAAATGACAATGTTAATATTACTGGTAACTTAGATGTAACTGGCAATGTTACTATTGGCGGAAATATTACTATCGGTGACGATGCAAATGACACTATTCAAATTGTTGCAGGTATTGATAGTGACATTGTTCCTAGTGCAACCAGCACATATAATTTAGGTACAGACTTAAAACGTTGGAACAACATAAACGTTAATAGAGCCGTTATTGACGATATCACAATTGAAACAAACTTCATTACAACTACAAATAGTAATGCAGATTTAGAATTACGAGCAAGTGGTACAGGCGAAATATTAGTACCAGACAATAACGTACAGATTGATAATAACTTAACTGTTGACGGAACTACTACACTACAAGATACAAACATTACTGGTACACTTACCCATGTTGGTAACTTAACACATACTGGTGATTCAAGTGTTGATGGTAATCTAACTGTAACAGGAAAACTAGATGTAACACAGTACGCACAGTTTGAAGAAATACTAATTGACGATAACTTTATCACAACTACAACTAGTAACGCAAACTTAGAACTACGTGCAACTGGAACAGGCGAAGTAATAGTACCAAGTGCTAATGTTACAATTACAAACGACTTAACCGTTGACAACGACATTGATGCTAATAATTTAACTACTACAGGAACAGTTACTTCAGATGCATTTACTACTGGTCAATTAAATATTAATAACTTTGTTATTCAAACTGTAAGTAGTAATAATTTAGAATTAAGTGCTAATGGATCTGGAGTAATTAAAATTGCCACCAATGATGTTGATATTACAGGCACACTTGATGTTACTGGATTAACAACTACAACAGACTTAACTGTAAACGGAACACTAACACACACTGGTGATGTTTCTCATACAGGCAATTACGATATTACTGGAACTTGGTATAACCAAGAGATAAGAATTATCGGTAATGTAGTTGAAACAACTACTACAAATACAGATTTAGAATTACGAGCAAGCGGAAGCGGCGATGTATTAATTCCAAATGACGATGTTATTTTATCACAAGATTTAACTGTAAATGGTACAACAGATCTACAAGCAACAACAATAAACGGCACAGTTACACATACTGGCGATCATACACAAACTGGTAATTTAACAATTACAGGAATTCTTGAAGTTGACGATATTGAAATTAATGGCAACACTATTCAAGCAGCTTCTAATGATACAGATTTACAATTAACTGCAAACGGCACTGGGGAAATAGTAGTTCCAACTAGTGATGTAGTAATTACTAATAATTTAACAGTTAACGGAACTACTACATTACAAGATACAAGTGTTACAGGAACACTTACACATGTTGGTGACAGAAATCATACTGGAAACTTTAACATTGGCGGTACTTTCTCAAACGGAGAAATACAGATTGATGATAACTTTATCACAACTACTACGTCAAACAGTGATTTAGAATTACGTGCAAGCGGAACTGGGGAAGTTACTGTACAAGGAAATGATGCAGTATTTGGTCAAGCACTAACAGTAAATGGTTCAACAGATCTACAAGCAACAACTATTACAGGAACTATAACACACACTGGATCAGTAACACAAGTAGGTGACATAAATTTAACAGGTAATTTTGATAACGGAAACGTTAGAATTACAGGAAATATAATTGAAACTACAGACAGTAATGCAGATTTAGAATTACGTGCAAATGGCAGTGGTGAAGTATTAATACCAAATAACGATCTTCAAGTTACTGGAACACTTGATGTTGATCAATTAACTACACTTGACGATACAAATATTACAGGTGTAATAACTCACGTAGGCAATTCAACTATTACTGGTAATTACGATATTACTGGACAATTAAATGTTAATGATGTAAGTTTTGATACAAATAGAATCTTTACAAACACATTAGACACAGATCTTATATTACAAGCAAACAATACTGGTAAAGTAACAGTTCCAAATAATGATGTAGAGATTGAAGAAAATTTAACTGTTGGTGTTGGTGCTACTTTACAGAATACAAATATTACTGGCACAGTTACACATGCAGGTAATTATACGCAAACTGGTAATTCAAATATTGACGGTAATCTTACAGTAACTCAAGATTTAGATATTACAGGTTCTGCACAATTTGAAGAAATATTAATTGATGATAACTTTATCACAACTACAACTAGTAATGCAGATCTAGAGCTACGTGCAAATGGTACTGGAGAAGTATTAATACCAGATGCCGATTTAAGAATTAATAATGACTTAATAGTTACTGGTACAATTACAACTGGAGATATTAATAGTGCTGGTACAATTACAGCAAATAGATTTAGTACCGGAGATATATTAATTGATGATAACTTTATCACAACTACTACATCAAATAGTGATTTAGAATTACGTGCAAATGGCACAGGTGAAGTAATAGTACCAAGCAATAATGTTGAAATTACTGGTGACACTACAGTTGGCGGCACAACAGACTTACAAGGCGACACTAGTATTACAGGCACAGTTACCCATATTGGCAACTTGTCACAAACTGGAAACTTTAATATTAATGGAAGTTTAACTGTTACTGGTGACTTAGATGTTTCCGGAGCATTCCAATTTGAAGAAATATTAATCGATGATAATATTATTACAACTACATCATCAAACGCAAATTTAGAACTTCAAGCAGCTGGTACCGGCGAAGTGATAATACCAGATGCTGATGTTGATATTACAAATAATTTAACAGTAGGCGGATCATTAACAGTTGGTGATGTTGTAAGTACAGGAACTATACAAGCAAATAACTTTACTACTGGTGACATATTAATTGACGATAACTTTATTACAACTACAACATCAAATAGTGATTTAGAATTACGTACTAGCGGTACAGGAAGCATTGTACTAGATGATATTAATGTAATAGATTCAACAATATCTAGTTCTTCAAACATAACTTTAACTCCAAACACTGAGCTAGTTATAATTGATGCAACCGGCGCTGTTCAACTACCAAAAGGCTCCACAAGTCAACGTCCAACCGGAGTAACAGGTCAAATACGATATAATACAGAAATTGGAAGATACGAAGGGTATACTCCAAATGGATGGATTAAGTTAAACGGTGTTGAAGACCAAGACGGAGACACTAATGTAACAGCAGAGTTATCCCCAGGTGCAAATGATAATATTATTAGGTTTAATGTTGCAGGAAGTACTATAGCAAGCGTTGATAGCACAAAATTAGATGCTAATTTAATAACCGTAGATGACATCCAACTTGATGGAAATGTGATAAGTACTATTACTAATAATACTGATCTACAACTAACAGGCAACGGCACAGGCGGCATCAACATTGAAAACTTTAAGTTTACTGATAATACATTAACTAACGTTACACCAAATGGTGTGACAACTATTGTAAGTACTAATCAAGGATATGTTGATTTTTCAGACCCATACGGGGTTGTTATTCCAGTAGGAAATAACACAGAAAGACCCACAGGGGTTACAGGAATGATAAGGTTTAATACCGAAGACCTTAGAGTTGAAATGTATGACGGAAGTAATTGGATATCGGTAGCAGGTGCATCAGGCGGTATTAGTTATGCGGATGCAGAAGACATAGCAATAGAAAAAGTATTAATATTTGGATAAAAGAGAATGGCAACAACACTTAAGAATACAGTTATAAAACAATGTGGTACACAACCTGTACTTATATATGAAACACAACCTGGGAACAGAGTTACTGTTTTAGGAATAAGTTTTACAAACCTAACTGACAAATTTGTTTACGTTGATGTGCTAGTTGAAGACGATACTAGTGTAAGTGGTTATTATTTAAAAGATAGTATCCTACCAGCAGGAACAAGTTTAAGAGCTGTTTCAACTGGTGAAAAATTAGTGTTAGCCCCTAGCAATAGACTTTTAGTTAGATCAAGTTTAGATGATTCAGTTGATGTTATTGTTAGTTACGTGGAGATAACATAATGGCATATTATATAGGAACAACACCACAAGACGTCCTAGATGGATTTATAAAAAGATATTTTTACGGTCTTCGTAGAAATAATGATGGAGAACTATTTTTTGTAGTAGTTGATCAACTTAGGGGCGGAGACGAAAATGTTGTCATTGTTAATGATTTGGGCATTGCTTCGGAAAATTATCCGGATTTTGAAGAAGGTATTGACTTCTTAGATGGCATTGATGCTAACCATGACATAGTATATCCTAATGTTAGGTATCCACAATTTAAATGGGAAAATAGATCATTACTGTATTATATAGAACCAGAAACAGGATTTTTTGTACAACGCATATCAGAAGCATACGATTATCCAACTGGAGTATCAACAGTAGCATACGGCGAAGGCCAAGATGAAAACGTAATTGATTAAGGGAATGAATAATGGCAGAGTTTAAGTTAGATAGATTTAAGTATAATTGGAGAGGTGACTGGGCAACTGGTACTGACTACAAACGTGATGACGTTGTTCGTGTAAACGGATTTAGTTATGTTTGTATAATATCACACACTGGTTCAGCACTATTTGCAACAGACTTAAACGCTATTTTACCTGATAGTAATCCTCCACAACCACAGCCAAAATGGGTTGTGATGACAGCAAGTAAATCATTTGTTGGAGACTGGGCACCGGGTACATCATATAACGTAGGTGATATTGTTTTGTTTGGTGGAACAGTTTGGGATTGTACTGTGGCACATACAGCATCACAGTTTCAAACCGATATAGCAAAATGGGCTGTCTTTACTAAACATATTAAATTTGATGCTCAGTGGGAAGCAGGTACAGAATACGGACATGGCGATATTGTAAAATATGGCGGCAATCTTTGGAAATGTTTAACTTCACATTCAGCACAAGGTAAATTAGAAGATAACCAAAATGATTGGCAAGAGTACCATGTAGGGCAAGAATATAGAAATGCTTGGCTACCAAGTACAGAATACAGAATTAATGATATTGTAAAATACGGCGGCTCATTATTTAAGTGTATAGAATCTCATACATCAAATATTAGCGAATTAGAAGATGACAAGTTTTCAATATTTGCATTTGGTACACAATTTGACGGAGAGTGGAATAGTACTACCCAGTATAATATTGGTGATGTAGTAAGATACGGCGGAACATCATACTATGCAATTACAAATAACATTGAATCAGATCCGTCAAGAATTGTAAGAGGACTTTCTTCAGGAGAAGATAGTACTAACGACTGGTTGATATTATCTAAAGGATATCAATTTGTAGGCGAGTGGAGTTTATCAAAAGAATTTAAAACTGGAGATATTACACAACGTGGCGGTAACGTATACGTTGCTCTAAGAGATGTTAATATTAACGACGGAGACGAAAGTTCGTTAACTTACTTAGACACAGAAGTTTGGGAAAAAATTATTCCAGGTAAAGACTTCAAAGCACCTTGGGGAACAGGAAATTATTATTCAGTTGGTGATATAGTTTATCATTTAGGTACAGCATATGTTTGTAACTATGAGCATATGTCAGATGGTGAAAATTATCCAGGAGACAACGGAAACATATATGCATACTGGGACATTTTAATCCAAGCAGGTGATGAAGGCGGATTACACGACAAAGGTGACTTACTTACTTTTGGGTTATCACGAACAGGCGCCGGTGACGGAAGTACACTTGGAGATACTCGTGTACAAATTGGTGAAAAAGAAAATGTTTTGTCAATTACAGAAGAACAAGAAATATTTTGGAGAACGTTTACTGCTGACTCAGATGTAATTTATGTTGCTCCGTATGGTATCAATGACGCATTTCCAGGTAGAGGTAGAAGTGCAGAATTACCATTTAGAACAGTTAGATATGCTTGCGAATTTATTGAAGATAATTTTGCTCCGCTATCACCGACTAAAGTTGCTGTTGCAACAGGAAACTATGATGAAATAGGGCCAATTATTGTGCCTGCTGGTTGTGTAGTTATGGGAGATGAATTAAGATCAACAACTATTACAGCAACGCCGGCAATTTCAGAATACGCATACAATCCAGTTACTGATACAGGTGACTATGTACACGTTAAAGAATACATTACGCATATTTCGTCATTCATATTTGATTTAATATCTAACAATACAGTTAGTAATACAGCAGGGAATACTTTAACACCAATAAGAAATATTGATCCATCTAATCTTGAAGCTTCGAATAGAATAATTGCATTATTAGATGACTTTAAAAATTATATAGAATTTTACATTGCGTCTGAAGATAATAATCCAACACTTTCAGGATCAAACACATTATCAGTAGTAGACGGAATGGTTGAAGCAGCAAATCAGTTAAGAATAAACTTAGAATGGATACAAGCAGAAATTTATGCTTTCTTAGATCTTACATATGACAATCTTGATAAAGTAAGATTATACGATGATATTAATTCTTTAATTAGAGGTGTTGCAAGAGATCTTCAGTTTTCAGGAAACTACGGAACTTTACAAGCAGCTAGAAGATATTCAAATGCAGTTAATGGTTCGTTTTTAGATGACTTATTTCTCCTTAGAGATACAACAGGCCTTAGGAACTTAACAACCAAAGGACTTACTGGAACACTAAATCCTCCAGGCGTATTTGACTTGTATCAACGTCCAACAGGCGGTGCATGTACAAGTTTAGATCCAGGTTGGGGACCAGCAGACGAACGTACATGGATCATGCAAAGATCACCTTACATACAGGGTGTAACTAATATCGGCGGAGCATGTGTTGGTAAAAAAGTTGATGGATCTTATCACAACGGTGGTAATAAGTCAATGGTTAGTAATGACTTTACACAAGTACTAAGTGACGGTATTGGAGCATGGGTAAGTAACGGCGCAAGAGCTGAGCTTGTATCAGTGTTTACATATTATTGCTCAGTTGGATATTTTGCAGAAGATGGCGGAACTATACGTGCAACTAACGGTAATAACTCATACGGAAGTTGGGGAGCGATTGCTGACGGAAATGATCCTGCAGAAACTCCTGATACATGCTCTGTATGGAACAGAAATAATGAAGCACTAGTAGCATCAGCATTTATTGGTGGCTCAACTGACGAAGTAAAACTATTTGAATATTCACACGCTGGTCAACATTATACAAACGCTACAGCAAGTGTTGTAGGTGCAGGCGCAAGTCTTAACACCCAATACGACGACTTTAGAGACTTAGCAATAAGCCAAGTTCGTCTTATTAACACTACTGGATCAGGATCAGAAGGTGGTAGTAACTATTTGGTTAGACAGGGTTTTGCACAGGTAACAGCAGACGCTAGTTCAACAATTAAAATATCTAACGCAGATCCAACACAATTTTTAAGTGAAATTGCTGGTATGAGAATAGTTATTATTTCTGGACCAGCAACAGGACAATATGGTTACATTGACTCGTATAGTGTTATTTCAAAAGAAATTGGAGTTAAGAGAGAATCAGACGATCAAGATGGATGGGATCATGTTACTCCAGGAACAGCATTAGCTGCGGCTTTTGATTCAACAACACAATACAGAATAGAACCTCGAGTTGAAGTAACATCACCAAGTCTTTCAAGTAATTCATATGACATAACGAATGCAAGAACATTCACAGATGTAGCAGAAGGCGGAACCAGTGTAACATATCAAAATATCACTATTGGGTTAGGTACTGGTGCAGTTGAAGGAATTGATCAAGCAAGTGCTGTATATCGAATATTAAGAACTGGTAAAGTATATACACCAACTTTGATTGAAGGCGGCGCAGGCTATGCTCCAGGAGATGTAATAACAATTTCAGGAGACCAGTTAGGCGGCACATCACCTGATAACGATTTAATTGTTACAGTACTAACAGTAACAGATGATAGTACTAACTCAATACTTACAGCATCATTTAGTGGTATAGGTAGAGAGCCAAGACTAGTTGCTTGTGCTGATCCTAACTATATAGCATATAGTGATAATGCAGGACAAACATGGACAGAAACAACACATGACGTTACAGGAGTAAACTTTCATACTGTAGTTGCAGGAGATAATAAATTTATTGCAGTTGCAGGACAATCAAATCAATATGTATTCTCATTAACAGGCGAAAGTTGGACAACAAGATCATTTCCAGGCGCAAACAATTGGTTGCATGCCACATACGGAGGAGGCAAGTTTGTTGTTTGTACAGCAGCATATGCTAACTTCTTATACAGCGATGATGGACTAACATGGACAGAGACACCACACGGTGGAGCTGTATCAGCATTTGCTAAAGTAGCATATGGGCAAGGAAAATTTGTAAGTGTAAGTAATGAAGATAGAGCTGTTACAATTTCGTCAGACGGAATAACTTGGAATAGAGTTAATGATAAACTTCCTGCAGAATTTGCAACAGTTAATGCAATAGAATTTTGTGGATTTGCTTATGGTGATAACAGATTTGTAGGCATAACTGAAAGTGGAAAAACATGCTTTTCTGTAGACGAAGGTGAGACATGGGTGTTAGGTGGCGATGTTCCACAAAACGGTGGCAGTACATTAGTTTATACAGATTTGAAATACGGTAACGGTGTTTGGATGGCTACTGCAACAGACGGTGTTGCTGGTCCTACAAACTTAGTTGCTACAACACAAGACGGAATAACTTGGAACCAATATAATTTAGATGCATCACAACCTTGGGGAACACTAGCATATACTAGTAATGGTAATGAACCAAGATTTGTTATTTTAGGAAATCAAGCAACAGGTAACGGAACTGTACAAGCAAGAACTGGCGCAAAAGCAATATTAAGAGCAGATGTAAAACAAGGTAAAATTACACAGTTTAAAATATGGAATCCAGGCGGTGGATATGCTAGTGCTCCAACAGTAACTATTACAGATAATCAGTTTATATCAGAAGCAGAACCTCAAGTAAGACTTAGTAACGGCGTTCTTGCTCAACCAACCTTTAATAAGAGGGGAGCAGGTTATAGAACTAACTCAACAGATATAACAATAACAGGTGACGGTTATGCTGATATTATTGAACAAGGAAATAAACTAACACTAGCAGGGGTAGATGTTGTTCCTGGACCAGGAGTACAAATTAGAATAAACGGAATTTTAGACGAATTAACTGAAGTACCAGATGACTTAAAACTTTACAATGGTGTTAAGGCAACAGACTTAGGCGATGACGGTTCTGGTAATGGAACACGATTAGTTGAATTCCAGATAAGTCCTAACTTAGAAAATACTGACAACTTACAACACGGGACAGTAGTAGAATTAAGAAGTAAGTATAGTCAGTGTAGAATTACAGGTCACGACTTCCTAGACATTGGTACAGGCGGCTTTGCAGATACAAACTATCCAGGATTATACTCAGACGGAAACTACTTTGTAAGTGCTCCTGAAAATGAAGTATATGAAACTAATGGAGGTAGAGTATTCTACACAAGTACAGACCAAGATGGTAACTTTAGAACAGGTGAATTATTTGCTGTTAATCAGGCAACTGGTATCGTTACAATTAGTGCCCAGTTCTTTGATTTAGATGGTCTATCAGAGTTATCACTAGGCGGAGTTAGATTAGGTGGTTCTGGAACAAGTGTTCAAGAATTTAGTACAGACCCAACTATGAGTGCAGATTCAAATAACGTAATACCAACCCAAAGAGCTATTGCAACATTCTTAGCAGATAGATTATCAGTGGGTGGTGAAGATCTCCAAACTAACTTGTTGCAAGCAGGTAATGTGCAACTTGGTGGAGAGGACAATAAGATTGATATGAACAACGATGAAATCTTACAATTTAGACGTCCTGTAGACTTCTCAGGACTACAAGCCGACGGCATTACACCAGCCGGAATTGGTGGAACAATACTTTCTCAAATGTTGTTAGTAAGGTCAGACAATGATACCGTACAATAACCAGGAAAATTATTTAATGATAAATACACTATACGGAGTAAAAACAAATGGCAGAATTTAAACTAGGTAGAATTAGATTTGTTTGGAAAAACAACTGGGCTACCGGAACAACATACTATAAAGATGACGTTATTGCGTTTGGCGGTAAGGTTTATATTTGTGTAGAAGGTCACAGCAGTGCTGCAGACTTTTTTACAGATCTAAATATAGTTCCAAGTAAATGGAACTTAGTAAGTGATGGTCAATCATGGTTAGGTGAATGGGCACACAGTACGTCATACGTAAACAACAATATTGTAAAATATGGATCGAAGTTATATATCTGCCAAACTAATCATACTTCGACTGCAATATCTGGAACAGTAACAAGAGCTGTAACGGTTGCTGTAAATACACAATCTCCAGGTAACAATGTTTTTGTACTAGACGGAACACAGTATCCTAGTATACAATTCCAACACGGTAAAACATACGAATTTACACAAGATGCTGCATCTAACGTAACACACCCATTGTTGTTTAGTACAACAAAGAACGGAACACACGGCGCCGGAACTGAATATATAACTGGCGTAAAATATTATATTGACGGTGCAGAAGTAGTTGACGCAGCGGCATACATAGCTGCATTTGACACTGCAACAAATAGAAAGATAACAATAGAGCCAACAGCTTCTACTCCAGAAACACTTTACTACTATTGTTATAACCATTCTAATATGTCAATTGATTCAGAAATTGATATTATAAATTATGGTATCGAAGCAGACTTAGGTAACTGGCAAACATTTGCAGAAGGCTTAGACTGGAAAGGCAACTGGACTGCAGGATATCAATATAGAAACAACGATTTTGTAAAATATGGTGGAGCATCATATGTATGTAAAACTCCACATACATCACAAGCAGCTGGACTAGAAACTGATCAAGCAAATTGGGAACTTTTAAACAAAGGATTTGATTATAGATCAGAATGGGTTGCAAGTAAAAAATATCTAGAAAACGATGTTGTACGTTATGGTGCAGGTCTTTGGATATCAATTGCTAACCACACTAGTAGCTCAGCATTTGCTACAGATTCTGCAAACTGGGAAAAGTTTGTTGAAGGATTTCAATATGAAGCTGAATGGACATGGGAAGGAAGTTACCAAACTGGTGACGTAGTACGTTATGGCGGTAATCAATATATTGCTAAACAAGATAACACTGATAAGATTCCACCATTAGAACCAACTAACTGGGATCTATTTTCTGAAGGCTTTAAATTTATTGGCGACTGGGGAGCAGATAGTTCACAGTACGAACATAAAGTAGGTGATGTAGTTAGACTAGGCGGATTTACATATCGCTGTATTTTAGATCATCAAAATCAACAACCACCAAATGCATTGTATTGGCAAAGACTAAACTCAGGCTTTGAGTGGAGAGGTGAATGGATTGATGAACAAGAATACTTTGAAGGCGATGTAGTACGTTACGGAGATAGTTCATATGTTTGTATACTTGGACACATATCAGAAGGTGATGACTACTCATCTGGTCAAGTAGGCGCACAAGGGTCTCGTCCAGATTTAGCAGATAGTGGACAATATTGGTCAGCACTTGCAATTGGTACAGAACAGTCAGTATTAACAACTACAGGTGACTTAGTTTATTATAGCGGATCAGCACCAACAAGATTGCCAATTGGTAAAGATGGACAAGTTTTACAAGTTAATGCAGACGCATTACCTGAATGGGCGTTCTTAGGTGCCTCAGAAGATGTTTACTATGTTGCAGAACATGGTAAAGATCAACCAGCACCAATTTATGGACAATCGATTGATAGACCATTTAAAACTATTAAGTATGCAGCTCAGCAAGTTGAACAAGGTGCAAAAAATCCAGAAGCAGCAAAACTACTTGAACTAAACAGAAGATTTATTCAAAGAGAAATTGTTGAATGGACCGACTATCAAATTACAAATAATACAGCACCATTTACATCTAGTTTTACATATGAGTCTAGTAAGTGTGAAAGAGATATGGGGCTTATTGTTGATGCTATTATTAATGATATTAAACATGGCGGTAATGTTCGTTCAAGAGAAGCAGCATTATCTTATGTAAATGAAACAGCAGGATCACCTTACTTAACACAAAAAGCAGAAACTGTTGCTAGTATTAATTATGGACTGACAGTAATTAACAATGTTCTTGCACAAGAAGATCCTAGTGTTAATTACCAAACAACAAACGGTGATAACTCAACAGCAGTTGTATCACAATACAAAGATGAGCTATTAGGCGCAGAGCTAGTTAATGCTGAAATTGCTGCAAACGTAAAAATTATTACTGATGCAATTACAGCGGGTGTTGATACTAATATTCCTGCAAGAGTTATAAACAATACATTAATTAAAGTTTCTACAGGAAGATATATTGAAGTTTTACCAATAATTGTTCCAGCAGAATGTTGTATTATAGGTGACGAACTTAGAGCTGTAACTGTTGAACCGAGAAAAGCAGATAACGCTGTGTTAACACCTAAAGGCGATTTTAAATATTCCTTCAAAGGACTTGAAAGAATGGCTAACATTATTGGTGACGTTGTTACTGGACAAACAGTTACTCCGACAACAGGTAATACACAATCACAAAACCAAACATGGCCTTATGCTGAAACAACTGTAGTTGGACCAGAAGTAACACGTTTAGCAAGATCAATTAATGATAGAATTAATGTAGGATTGGGTGAAAAGAGAAACGGTAACTTACCTACATTCCATGCTATGTCAGACACAAGTGCTGGTCGTGCAAGAGATTTAGTATTAAGAAATAAAGAATTTATACAAGCAGAAACTGTTGCATATATTGCAGATCAATATCCAAACTTAAATTACAGTAGAACTAAATGTAAACAAGATGTTGGACTTATACTTGACAGTATTGCATATGATTTAACATATGGCGGTAACTGGATGAGTGAAACTGCAGGACTTGCATATTATAATGGTGCAAGTGGCGTACTTCAAATTGATAGTACAGAGAAAGCGGCAACGATTGCAACATATGGCATTATAAAAGCACACTCACAAACAGTTTCAAGAGACCTTGCTGTTAGTCCAACGTATCAATCAACTGTTATACAGGTAAGTGGTATCGGTGGAGATGCAGGAGATGCAACTACAATAGGTAACTTGTTTGACGATATTATTGATATTGTTGATAACGGCCCTAGTAATTCAAGTATTACATATCCTGTAGTAACAGGTGCAGCAGCTGGGTTACAGTCAGCGGCAACAACATTAGCAAGTAAGAAAACTGAAATTGGTGAGCAAACAATTGACTTCATTAATAACAACTTTGGTAGTTTCAAATATAATAGTGCAATTTGCAGAAGAGACTTAACAAACATCATTACTGATGTAATGTTTGATGCAGCATTAGGAACAAACTACAATGGTGTTTATAACGGTATTGCTTATACTAGACCAATTAACGCATACAACTTAGCAAATCAAAGAGTAGAAACTATTGGTGCTGTTAGAAAGGCTAGAGATTTAGTATTGGCTATTACTAGTGACGCAACTGCTGAAACTAGAATTCAATCATCAATGAATGAGATTGTTGATATTATTAATAATAATACAGGTCCAGCTGTTCCAGGAGATGGAGTAGCAGACACATTGAGTTTCCCAAGTCCATCAGGCGTTGATCAAAACAAAGTAGATGCAAAGGATAACTTAGTAGCAAACAGAGAATTTATTAAAGCAGATATTGTTGCATATGTTAACAACAATACACCACCAGTAGGATACGATCAGGCAAAATGTGCTAGAGATGTAGGTTACATAGTTGACGCAATGTGTTATGATGTATTATACGGCGGTACAATGGCTGCAACAAGAATAACAGAATCATACTTTGGAATTTTTGGTGCAATTTATCCAGCAGGACAAGTAACTGAAACTGTAGCAGCTTATAATCATATGAGTACAGTGTTAGGTTTAATTGTACAAGAATCAAGTGTTACAGCACAGTCAGGAAACAGCGAAGTTCAAACTACACTGGGTACACCAGCAAGTGCTACAGAAGCTAATTCAATAGCAGCAGGTATGACTATTATTACAGATGCACTTACAGCAGGCAATACTGACAGTGTTCCGGCAGTAGTATATCCAAGTGTTACTTGGGCATCAAGTGCTATTCAGTCAGATAAAACTGATGTTGATACTGCAAGACCTGCAACTATATTAAGTGTATTACAATTTATTACTGATACATATAATGACTTTAAATATGATCATGCTAAATGTACTAGAGACATTGGTTTAATCATTGATGCAGCAGCATATGATTGGCAATTAGGTACTAACTATGCTAGTTTAATAACAGCATTAAGTTACTTAAGAGCACCGTCAAGTAAAGTTGTTGGAGATCAAAAGACAGCAACGATAGCAGCAAATGAATTTGCAAAAACACTTGCAGTACAAAATGTAGGTGGCGAAGCAGATGCTATAACAGGAATTAACACAACATGGCAAATAGTTCAAGATACATTATTTGCTGGCGCTGCAGAAGGCGGCATGAAGTCAGTTGATGATCAAGAAGTGTTTAATGCTATACGTCAATTAGAACTTAATAAAGACTTTATTGCAGACGAAGTTGTTGCTTATGTAAATGATTACTTTAGTGATACTATTACAGCAACATCAGTAGTAACTGGTGGTTCAGCAGGTGGAACAAATTCTAATAGATTAACAGTTACTTCAACAGCCTGGTTAGATGAAGGCATGGAAGTTAAGTTAACTAATACAAACAGTATTTTAGAAAACTCTGGATTGTTCCTTCCTAATACAAAGTACTATGTAAAAGAAATTATTAGTGGAACGCAATTTAGTTTATCAAATACTGTAGACGGTACAGAAGTAGCTGTAGATAATCCGTGGAGCGGATCAATTAAAATTGAAAAAGCATATGTTTACAACGAGACAACTTGTAAACGTGATGTTAAAGAATATATTAATGCAATGAAATGGGACCTTGAATGGGCACAGACATGGAAACGTCAGTATAAAATTGGTAATACAGAAAACGCATTAACATTCTACAGACCAGGAATATACAAAACATTACTAGCGGCAAGATACTATGTTAATAGTGTTATTGGTTCGCAAGAAGAAGATTTTTACTACTTACGTAATGGTACAGGGTTAAGACTTATGTCCATGAAAGGACTACAAGGTGATTTAGGTCCTGCAAACGAGTTTGGAACACAGCGACCAACAGCAGGTGCATATGCATCGTTGGATCCAGGTTGGGGTCCAAACGATAAACGTGTATGGATTACAGCAAGATCACCATATGTACAAAACTGTACAACATTTGGATTTGGAGCAACTGGTCAAAAAATTGACGGTGCATTACACAACGGTGGTAACGATTCAATTGTTAGTAACGACTTTACACAGGTTATTAGTGATGGTATTGGAGCATGGATTACAAACAACGGTAGAGCAGAACTTGTGTCAGTGTTTACATACTACTCACACGTAGGTTATCTTGCAGAGAACGGCGGACGTATACGTGCAACTAACGGTAATAACTCATATGGTAAATATGGATCGTCAGCAGAAGGTGTTGACCCAACTGAAGTTCCAGTAACAGCAGTTATTGATAACGCATCACAATATAATGCAACCGTTGCAGGTGTTAATACAAATAATAATGAATTACTAAACGTTGAATTTAGTCATGCAGGTAACGATTATACTGAAGCATTAATTGAGTTCTTTGGTCCAGGTACTAATGAAGAAGTACTAGCAGACGAATATAGAGACGGAGGAATGTTCCAAACTCGTGTTATTGAAACTACACCAGACACAGCAGGTGGTACTGGATATACATCAGTATCAAACGTTGCACAGTCCGGTGGAACTACATATGTTGATCTTTCATCAACAGACGGTAACGTAAGTTCAGCATACATTGGCATGAGAGTTCAAATTATTGGTGGTGCAGGTATAGGACTATTTGGTATAATTGACACATATGATGCAGGTACAAAACGTGCAACAGTAGTTAAAGTATCAGATGGTACAGCAGGTTGGGATCACGTTGTTCCTGGAACAACATTTGCTGCTCCTAACTCTACATCAACATATCTAATTGAACCAGCAGCGACATTTACAGCACCGCCACAGTCTAATACACAAAGGACACTTAGTGGTGCAACAGAAGTACAAGATGCTATATTTGTAGAAACATCAGCACAGTACACAGGAGTAGCAACAGTTACTGAATCAGATGGTACTGGTGCAACATTTGATATTACTAGAAACGGCGAAAAGTATTATGTTACATTAAATAATGCAGGATCTGGTTATGGTAGATTAAACCACTGTGAAATTCCAGGAACTTCATTAGGTGGCGCAACACCTGCAAATGATATTACTATTACAATCACAACAATTAACGCAAACACAGGTGCTATTGTTGATTTTGACTTTACTGGATTAGGACAAAAAGGTAGATTTGTTGCAATACCAACTAGTGGTACTGGCGGACTTAAAAGTGTTGACGGCATTACTTGGACAGCAGAAGCGTTACCAACTCCAGGATCAGGTTCATACGAATCAATAGCAACTGGATTATTAGATGACGGTTCAAGTGTTTACAAAACAAGTGCTGTAGTTGCTGTATGTGCAGGAGATAATACAGCGGCATATAGCATTGATGGAGATACTTGGTCAACTAGTAGTTTACCAGCTGGGCTATCATCTGCAGGCTCTAAGAGCATAGCATTTGGTAACGTTGGAACTAACGATAATAGATTTATTGTAACAAGTGTAGGGGATAGAGATGTTGCATTTAGCCAAGACGCAGGGTTAACTTGGTCGTTGAGTTCAAATGCATTACCAGCAACTGGATATAATTTAGTAAGATACGGAAAAGGCTTGTTTGTTGCAATGAAAACTGGAACTAATGAGACAGCATGGAGTGCAGACGGTGTTACATGGAGTGCAGGCGCAGGGTTATCTACAGATACATGGACTGACCTAGTTTGGGGTAATGGTCGATTTGTTGCAATAGCGGCAAGTGGAACCAAAGCAGCATATAGTTTAGATGGTAAAAACTGGACTGATGCAACATTACCAACAGTTGGAACACCAAGAAATATTGCATACGGACAAGGCGTATTTGTTGTTACATTCCAAGATGATGCAGACACTATTGTACATTCAGAAAACGGAATACAGTGGACAAGTAAAACTATAACAGCAAACGGAAGTTCAGGATACGGTGCAGTTGTATTTGGTAATCCAGGACAAGATGGTAAGTTTATATGTCACACATATGACAGTACATCGGTTGCTGAAGAAGTTAAAGTTGGAGCAAAAGCAAGAGGAAGAGCAGCTATTGCAAACCAAAAACTATTCCAAATTAATATTGAAGAAC